TACCCTGGTACGTGATGATTCTGGCCCTTTCCGCGTGTATCGGGATGACGCTGGCAGCGTTTTTCACAGTGTTACGCACATTCTCAAAGAAACGGCACCCGAATGGCAGCAACAAGCCCTGGAACGGTGGCTCACTAGACCGACTGCTAAAGAAGACCGAGACATGGCTGCAAAGCGTGGAACGCTTGCCCATGATCACGCGGAACGTCTATTACGAGTCACCAGAAAACTCGCCATCCAAACCGCCACAAAACGAGGAAGCCTAAAAGACAACAAGGAGGGCCTGGAACGTTGTCCACCAGCTATCACCAGCTGGGCACTCGACAAGGCCATTCAAAGCGCCCCTAGGGTTGCCTGGAGCGCATCAGGCTATGCACGCGGCCTGCGAGGGTGGATCGAATCCAATCTTGCGGCCATTCATGCGATTGAATTCAGCATCCGGCACCCGCTTGGATTTGCTGGAACGGCAGACGCCCTGCTGGAGATAAAGGACCGTAAAGGACTTTATGTCGTGGATTGGAAGACCAGCGTCCGCGAAAGAAACGAGGATATGTTACAAAACTACATAGACCAATGCGGCGCATACTCGCTGGGGCTACGTGAAATGACCGGCATTCAAGCGGCTGGAGCGTTAATTGTGGTGGCACGTCGTACCGGAGCACCACAGGTCCGCGAGCTATCCGCATTAGAGCTAATCGGCGCTGAAACCAGGTTCAAGGACCGGGTGGAACGTTATTTCTCGGGCCTAGCGGCCCTCGAAAACGCCATTCATTACGAATAGCAAGACGCTAAAAATTCGCCTTTGCCTAGGTCGCCGCACACAAGGGGCCAGGGCCGGATTTGCCATTCAAGCAGCTGGAACGTGTCACCACATGCCGCCAGCGCACAGCGGGTCGCGTGGTACACTGACGTGGACAGTACGAAATATTTTGCGGTGGTTCGTCCATCGCCCATGGTGAGCAGCACTAGACGCGGACACGCGAAAAATCCGTGCGTTCTGGTGCTTTGCATCAACCAAAAATAAAGCCAGCCCCTAGGTTAGGAACTGGCACGGTTTCAAGCGTGGGGCGATTGCAGCGGTGACGCTTTCTCTTGTTTCAAGCCACGCCATGAACGGGCTTTGTCCATTGATTGAACCAGTTTGGCCATGGCTGGCACGTCCCCACTTGCGGCCGCGATGTTGAAGTGATGCTGCAACGTGGCCAAGACGCTGAGAGGGTTTAAGTCATCCTGTTCTGATTCTGCTGGCCCGTCATCACTGGAATCGATTGTTTGCTGTGCCTGCCGTATGGCGTCATATGAAACGGATCTGCTGATTTGAAAGCGGACAGATGCCATGGTTGCCGCGCTGCTGTGAGTTATGCCGGATTCCAGCCAACCGCGGATAACAGACTGCCGTTGCTCGATTTCTGCTTTAGTTGCCATGGTGTGGCGATTGACTACCAAAGCACACTAACAGGAAAACCAGGAAAGACAAGACGATCAGCGAATGTTGGTGCATTTTCGCCTTGGGGGTTGACGGTTCTTTGTATTGTGATCTAGTATCAGGGAGAACCCACCCAAGGTCACCCATGTTTGAACTAACAGTCATCGCAGCCTACGGCCGCGCATACAGCAGCAAAGCAGCTATCTGGTCTGACTGGTCAGCTGGAAAGGATTTTCAAATCGTCAGTGTTGGCACGTACTATGGGCGATACATCAACAACGAAGATGCCGACCGTGCCGGTCTTGCTTGTGTGTTGGTTCGTTACGGGAAAGACTACGCGAAAAGCGCAAGCGTGAATCTCATCAAAGGTCGGATGAACTGATCTGCTACAGTATCAACTCAACTTAAACCCACTTATTCCAATGATCACTCGTTTCCAAGTCACAAAGACAGCCAACCGCAAACTCACCGCTAAGGGTCAACCTGCAATGCTTGCGATGAGAACATCGGCGAACAGTTGCCCTGACACTTGCGAGCATAAGATCAACCGAACTTGCTATGCCATGTTTGGCCACGAAGGCATGGCATGGAAAAAACTTAATGATGGCACGTCAAAACGTGGTGGCGACTGGCTGGACTTATGCGATCAGTTGCGAGACTTAAAGCCAGCCCCTGGCACGATGATCAGAGTCAACACGGCTGGGGATCTGCCGCATCATGGTGGCAGAATCGATCCCACTGTGGTGGGCTTTCTCGCTGACAGCTTTAAGTTTCACAAGCTGAGACCCTACGGGTACACTCACCACATCCACAGCGAGTCAAACCTAGAAACAATCAAAGAGCAGAATCAGTCAGGCTGGACAATCAACCTATCTTGTAACTCCGAAACACAGGCTTCCGAGATGACACGGCAGGGCTTCGCTTCGGTCTGTGTTGCTGCCCACGATGATGAGCGCAGACAGTGGACCGATGAGCACGGCATTCAATTCGTAGCCTGCCCGCAACAGTATCGCGACGGCGTTACCTGTCAGTCTTGCAAACTGTGCGCCAAACCCTTGGAAGCTCAGCAGGCAAGCGAAGGCTTCCGGCGCTGTGTCGTTGTCTTTAAAGCGCACGGCGCTAGGAAGAAAGCGCTTAGCCAGTGGATCGCCGATAGTGTGACGGTTTGAGAATTGATTGGAGCGTCAACACGTAGACAGCCCCCATAGTTTGCTACAGTAAGGACCGAACGGAGAGCACCACATACGCCCGTTCGGTTCTGCTTTCAATGATCACCACATCTACAGCTGCAATCATCGCGCTGATTCTTTTACCACTGATCGTGATCCTATGGGTCACTGAGTCACCACAGCAACGGCAGACGCGGCAAGCCAAACGCCTAAGCCGTCACTACGGGTTGAGCCAACGCCAGATTGCTCAACAGCTAGGCATCAGCCAATCCACTGTGTCGCGTCGCCTAAAGATGGCGTGACAGTTTGAAAACTGATTACCAGCGTTAAGCGTTGACAGCTGCTTCCAAACTGCTACACTACAGACAAGCGGAACACACACCGCACAACTTGCAAAACAATGAACACGCACTCTGAACGCTACCAAGTCGTCCTCCTATTAGACGGTGTCGAGTCTGACTTGTGGACCGACTATAGGAATGTTGCCGAAAGCCTGGCTAAAAGCATGCGCGAGCGTCACCCTGACGCGGCTGTAGTTGCTCTGTACGATCACAAGCCCGAGCCTACGTATTTTTGAGTTAGGACTGTGTGCCCTCATTGGGCACACTTTCTGAGATCAAGCACAGCTATCACAAACCTTTACATCAAAACTTCTTATCATGACCAACTGCATCCCTCAGAAATCCCTATACGTTGCCTGCTTCGCTATCAGTGGTATCACAGCAGCCTGTGTGGGCGTTGCGCTGGCTGGCCTACTGTCGGCTGACCCCAAAGGCCCTGACGCGACTGGGCGTGCCGTGGCAATGGTTGCCTGCGCTGGCTTGGCCGGAACTTGCCTGACCCTGGCTGCCGGCGCTGCTACTGACGCCGACTGATCCCGTCACATTTTGTAATGTAGGACAGTAGACAAAGTGTCACAGCCACTGGCACAAGCGCGGCTTATTGTACTATATTAAGTACACCAAGAGGAACGGAGAAGGGTTCACCCTGCGCCTCTTGGTTCAACTGTACTACCGGAACGGAGAAGGGTTTACCCTGCGCCGGTAGTTCATTTTTACTAATCGACCCGTTCTCAACAAGGGGGGCGGGTTCGCAACAAGGGCGGCCAATAAAAGGACATAGGGAACCTGCTGGTACGTGGGAAACATCTGTTACTGTAATACTAAGGGGGTATCCACCAAAAGTCAACTATCCTGTAGTACAGGCCCCCAAAAAAAATACGCACCCAATACTTTCTACTGTGATATGGCTGTACGTACACCACCCGCACTATCGCTACGGCACGCGCAGGGTGAAGTTTTCAACAGCGATGCGCGTTTTCGCGTACTGGTAGCAGGCCGCCGCTTCGGGAAGTCGTACCTAGCCTGCATCGAACTATTGCGTGGAGCGATTGCCGCACCCGGCGAGACCTTCTTTTATTGCGCCCCGACTTACCGCATGGCAAAAGACATTGCCTGGAAAGTTATGAAACGTATTGTTCCCCCGGCGTGGATCAAATCCAAGAACGAAACGGACCTCAAGCTGGAACTTGTCAACGGTTCCACGATTGAGTTAAAGGGCACCGAAAACGCAATGGCGCTACGAGGCCGCAGTTTATCGGGCGTAGTCCTCGACGAAGCCGCATTTATGGACGCCGCCGTCTGGTTCGAGGTAATCCGCCCCGCACTAGCCGACAAACAGGGCTGGGCCTTATTTATTTCCACCCCCGATGGAACGGCCAGCTGGTTTTACGAGCTATGGCAGTACTGCATCACAGGCGACGCCAACTGGAAACGGTGGAGCTTCACTACGATTGAAGGCGGCAACGTTCCACCGGAGGAAATCGAAGCTGCACGAGGCCAACTCGACCCCCGAACTTTCCGCCAAGAGTTCGAGGCCAGCTTTGAAAACCTATCCGGCCTCGTTGCCGTCTCATTTAGCGACGCCAACATCAGCACCACCGCAAAGGACATCCCAATCCTCCCATTACTACTGGGCGTGGACTTCAACGTGGACCCAATGACAGGAATCTGCGCCGTCACGGACAACGACACCCTCTACGTTTTCGACGAAATCCACCTAACCGGCGGCGCCACCACCTGGGATTTCACAGAAGAAGTAATCCGCCGCTTCGGCCTGGAACGTCGCATCATGGCCTGCCCGGACCCAACAGGCGGCGCCCGCAAAACGCAAGGTGTAGGCGCAACAGACCACAACATTTTACGAAAATCGGGATTCCGCGTCTGCGCACCCCGCAGCCCATGGAAAGTACGCGACAAAATCACCGCCGTCAACACCGCGCTTTTAGATGCCACTGGAACGCGCCGCTGCTTCATCCACCCGCGCTGCAAGGAACTAATCAAATCCTTCCGCAGCCTGACCTATGCCCCTGGAACGGGCCTACCGAACAAAAATCTTGGCGTAGACCATGCTTTTGACGCTTTCGGTTACTTATGCCTACAACAATTCAACCTGGCAAAAGCAGGCGTAATGGGCAAAACTTCATATAGGTTGTACTGAGCTACACAAACCAATGGTTAATTACGAAGGCCCAAAAAAGCGAACCCGTGGTGATAAACGCGCCCAAGAATACATCGAGGCACGACAACGCCGCATGTACCGGCACCAACTTGACGGCCACAGCGTGCGCCAAATCGTATATGAACATTCTGCCCGCGAAGGAATAAGCATCCCCACTGCCTGGCGCGACTGGGACCAAGTAAAAAGCTGGACCGAAGAGGACTGGATCCGCGACCGCGAAGCAATGCTGGGCCGCATCCAAACAATGCGTCTCCGCGTCGTCCACGCCGCCATGAAAAAAGGCCACTACCAAGTCGCCGCGCAAGTTTTGGATTCCCTGGGACGTGTTCTGGGCGAAAACACCCCCGAACAAGTCTCGGTCCAAGTTCCATCACTAAATATCCAAGTCGAACCAAAAGTAGTCACCGCGCAACTACCGCAAAGCGACGTAATCGAAGCCGAAATAACACCACAAAAAGAGGTAGATTCAGCTGAACCCAGCGAGTAAATCAATGCCCGGACACTACGGCCAAGGCAAAAAGAAGAAGCCCAAAGGAAAGAAAGGCCCCAAGAAGTAGAATATGAACAGCTGTCGCGATTTCCATGGCAAAACGCGGTCTTTACGCCAATATCCACGCCAAGCGTAAGCGCATCAAGGGTGGCGCGGACGAAAAAATGCGCAAACCAGGCTCAAAGGGCGCCCCAACCGCTGACGCATTCAAAAAAGCGGCCAAAACAGCCAAAAAACGTAAACCAAAGGGACAAAAATAGTGGGCACCCGAATCGTCAGCGGTTTCTGCACACACCTCGAAGTGGACTCCGAAAGCCGCACCACGGAAGCCTC